ACTTTCATGTCACCATGAGTTTTGCTTCTATCGGTACTAACTAGCTTTTCTGCTGTTTGCAGTATTTGTGAAGTCTTCATATCTATAGTTCCATAGTTTAGGTTTGTGTGTTTTATGATTGTATTCGCCTACTCTTAATATTCTTGCCATTCTCGCTTGATGGTAGGCATCATCAGGCACATATTTATTTCTTAAAAATTCAGCAACAACAGCTTCCCATAAGTCATCAATATTTTTCTTATCTAATAATACTCTAGATGCTTTAACAGCTCCTACACCAACACAACCTTTGTAACCATCTGCTTGGTCTCCAACTAATACTTGAGTACAAAAATTATAATCAGCTTTGTAAGCATCAACATATTCAATGCTGTCATCTATAATGAAACAATGCCAACCAGCTATTGTTCTCATGTCTTTATCACCAGATACTATCACACTTTTATCTTTGAATTCTCCAGTGGCTAGTAATCCAAGAACATCATCACCTTCTAAATTTTTAAATGATTGTGTTTTAAATTGAGTGCCTACCCATTCTTTTAATTCATTATAGCAAACAGGTTTCCTAATATTCTTACGATAAGATTTATATGTACTGTCTAATTCTTTTCTAAAATTATTTTTATCTGAGAAACAAATTAGAGCATCTTTAGATTTTGTTAGAGATAAATAATAAGCGATAGACTGTACCCATAATTGTTTACATAAGCTGAAATCACAATGTAGTGTCCAGTCATCATTTCCCCAATTAACAGGTTGTTCTTGTGAAGAAGTAATCTTGTAAGCAAGTAAGTCCCCATCAACTAACATTACTTTATTTTTGTTAGCATAGAACTCATTTAAGTTTTTCATTTTTTAGCTCCTTTAATTTCAATCATTTCTACAATGCACGAGGTTGGTAAAACATTTCTGTCTCCATAAGATGTAATTCTAAAATGCTCATCAACAGAATAAGAAGCAAAAGTTCTTACGAATTGTTTATTTTTAGAAAAAACAAATCCTTCAATTACACAATGTTCAGGAAAGAAATTTTCAAATTCAGATTTGTCTGCCCAACCTGTATCTCCTGTTGGGTCAATAAAAACTATTTTATATCTTTTATACAGTTCTATATCTTTCAACTTTTTTAAGTTCATCTTTATATCCTTCTATTATTGTTTTAAGATTTTCTATTTCCTCACTCATTTTCTCCATCACATCTTCACATCTGCAACCATGCTTAACTTTATTAATGTGAGCTTTTTGTTTGTAAAAAAATGATTTGTTAGTCATCACTTTTCTCCGAATTGTTTTATTTGAATGTAGAAATCCACGAGGTCTTTAGCTGGTACGACATAACCAACAGACGTATAGGCATCTCCACCTCTTTTAAGTGGGTAACCAATTACAAATTTCTTTAATAATTTTAATGGAATACCAATAAATATTTGCTCTTTTCTCTTACCTACTTCTAAGAAGAATACCCAGTATCTAGCTTTAGACACTTCAATACCTGAAGGTTTTCCTCTACTTTCTTTCTCAATAAATACATTAGAAGTCTTCTTCCAAAGTCTATCTGCTTTTATCTCAACAGTTCCTTCTACTATTTTTTGAAATTCGTTTTCGTACTTTTGTCCAAATGACAAATCTAAATCAAACTTGTTAGTGTGTTTCACTCCAATTACTTCCTACTTTCATTTCACCTGCCAGTGGGCATCTGAAATTAAAATGTTTTCTTGTTAGTTCAAAAGTCAAGGAAGCTATAGTTTTAAATTGTTCTATCTTTTCTTTCCTAACCACAAATTGCATTTCATCATGTATGTGCAGAACCATTGCGTAGTCCTGACCAAACACAAACCCATTACGAATTAGATTGTCGTTAATAATTATTGTTCCTTGCTTAACCAGCAAAGCTCCAGCAGACTGGATAAGAGTATTTAAAACACTATACTCTGCACGACATATAAGTTTTCTTCCATCAATACCTTTAACATAGCCAACACTTCTAAATTTATTTCTAGCTACATCTATTAAAGTTTTTAAAGATGGTAATACTTCTTCAAATCTTTTTTTTATCCTTTCCGCTTCTGCGTTAGAGACGTTGATAATCTCGCTAATCCTTTTACTTCCAGCACCATATATGAAAGCATAAATAAAAGTTTTAGCTTGAGAACGTGAGGATAATCCGAGAGCAAGTTGATTGGCGGTATGTATATCTGCTTCAAGTAATTCTTTTTGAAAAGCACCACTGTCAAAATTATATAAGTAATGAGAAAGGACACGAAGCTCAAGACCAGAAAAATCAATACCACACATAACCATATTGGTAGGAGCAATAAATAACTTGCGAAATTCGCTACCATATAAACTGTCTTTACTCGGTACTTGAGCAAGGTTTGGTGAGAAGTGTGTGCATCTTCCTGTGACTGCTCCGTTGGTAATGATACTGCCATAAATTTTATTGTCCCTTGTTAATTTTAAATATGCTTGGTCACCTTCTGCAAGTTGTGAAATTCTTTTCTGTATTAAAAAATGTTCTGATAATATTTTAGCTTCAGGATAAGGAAGTTCATTTAATATCTTTTCATTAACTTCTACTTTACCTGTTGCTGTAAACTGTTTTGGTTTCCAACCTAATAAAACCTGAAGTCTATTAGCGATGTGTTCTCTTGAATTTGGATTGAATACTTCAGTTATATATTTCTTAACTGGTACTCCTTTTTTATAACCTAGAGTTTTGTTGTCTCTCTTAGGTCTAACAGTTCTGTCAAATCGTTCCCAGTTTGGGAAAGTTAGAGCTAGTTTTTGTTCCAGCTCTAACCTTCTTTTCGTAAGGGATTGATATAGCCACTCAGAAGCGGTCACATCAAAATCAACACCATACTCCTCTTGTTTCTTAATCCAGTAAGCAAACTTATGCTCTAATTCTATAGCTTCTTTAGAATACTTTTGGCTTTCAATAAGTTTGAATAGCTTAACTGTAATCTCTACATCTCTCTCACAATAATCCTGCATTGCTTGAGACCATTCATCAAAAGATTCTTTATCTTTAAAGTCGCCTTTTAATAAACCAAATCTATAACCATAACTTTCAATAGAATGTTTTCCTATAAGTTTAGGTGGGAAAGAATTTAATTTACAATCTTGTTCAATTCTATTTGTCCAAATTAATCTGCTTAATAATAATGTATCAACTACTTCACCATTAAATTTAAAACCATAAACTTTATCTAATGCGGGTAAGTCAAAAGATAATATGTTGTGACCAATTAAAGTTTTAGCATTTTTAATTAGCTCTAAACCTTCTTTGATATTCTTTGGATTAAATGAATAGAGTTTATTTGTTTCTGTATCTTTACAAACTAAACAGTGAACTTTATTTAGTGTGTTTAAGAAACCATTTGTTTCAACGTCTATTACTAATTTCATATTAATCTATTTTGTAACAACCAGTGAGTAAAACTACTTCACCATTGTATCGGTATTTATTTTTTGTAAATTTTTCTATTGCCTGAGTGCAGGTCTCGTCTTTATCTATTGATAATGTGTAAGTGTGATTAGCTGTTCTTACAAAAAAAAATATTTAGATAAGCTGTATTGTTTAGTTACGATGTAAACTAAAAACATTAAAAGTATTAAGAATATAATTATTACAAAAACATTTCTGATACGTTCAGCTCTTTTAATTCTTCTTGCAACTTCATCTCTAAATCTTTGTAAAATAAAATTATCCATTTAATGTATTTGGGTTATTGTTATTTTGTCTGTACTTGGAAGAAACTCTGCTATGCCTGACATTGCTTTTGAAATTACTTTCTTAGCTTCAGCATCTCCACACATTATAACTGGGAAAACATTTTCGTATCTAATTGCATTATAGATTGCAGTCATAATTGTTTGACAAGTTTCATATACAACTTGCTTCTGTTCTATAGACAGACTTAAGTAATCAGGTTTCTCTACTAGATAATCTAATATAAAACTTCCTAACATTTTTTTATTCATCGAATGTCCCTTCGGTTAATCTTCCTGTTTGTTTGTCGTAAATTAATGTTGTTGCAATTCCAGTGTCACCACTGAACCTGTTCTTTAAAACTCTAACTTGCATTACATTGCTATCGCTTTCAGATTGTTGATTTCTTTCAAATCCAATTACTGCATCTGATAATTGAGCTAATGAGTGAGAACCTCTTAATTGATTTAAAGAAGTAACTTGTCCTTCTTCATGTCCTTTACCTTCAGGTCTTTTCAAGTGTGAGACAACAAACATTGCACACTTTAATTCTTCAACTAAACTTCTTAGTCTAGTCATAGTGTTGTCTATTAATCTTCTCTCATCACCTTCTTCTATGCCTGAAATAACAATAGATATGTGGTCTAAGAATATAACTTTGCAGTCTAACCCTTGAACCATATAGCGAATACGTCCTATTAAATCTTCGCTATCGCTTGAACCAAAGTGGTCGTAGAAACAAATCTTATCTTTTATATTTTCCCAAGCATTAACAATAAGTTCTTCTGGTATTGTTTTCTTTACTTCAGGATTATGTATTGGAGCATTAAGTGGTATTGAAACAATTCCTCTTATACTTCTCTTAACACTTTCTTCTAAAGCAATGTAACCTACTTTAAATCCTCTATTAATAATGTCGTAAGCAATCTCTCTACATACTTGAGATTTACCTGTACCTGAACCAGCAGTTAATAATGTAAGTTCTCCAAATCTTATTCCTGAAAGTTTTCTATTTAAACCATTCCAACAATAAGGAATACTTTCAGATGTTTCATCTTTA